TAAGTTTCTTTTCTTATATCAAATGTCACATCTTCTCCAACTAAAGGAACTCCTATATCAAATCCAAGATATATTGGGTCTGCTATTACCACATTTTGATTTACTGCTTTATATGGTTCTAATTTATTGACTATTGATTGCTTCTGAGCATAAAATAACTCTAATGGAGTAGTTTCATTTCTAATTGCACCAATTCTAGGAACACCAAATATGTAAACATTATTAAAATCGCAAGAATCTGAGAAAGAAACTTGATTGAACAGTACTCTTGCATCATCATTAGGCTTTTCTAAGCCTAAACTGTAAAAATATGCTAGATATTTTTGAGTATAATCTTTATTTGAGCAAACTTTAACGTTTTGAAGTACATCTGAGAAGTATTTTGAAACAAATGCTTCATAATCTGATGTTGTTATCACTCTATTCTGAGAAGAAAACAGTGCAGGAGCATTATTTCTAATGTCTACAACGGATTCTGCTGGAGTTACTGGTATAGATGCATAATTATTTGATACATCTAGCAAATATAATAAAGATGGACTAATATAATCGTCTCTACTCTTAACAGAATCGAAAATTTCATCGAATAATGCAGTTGTAAAATTAAAAATCTTAGATTTTCTAAGTGTATTGGCAGGAATTTCACCAACTACACCATCACTTTCCAAATAAAATATAACAACTTCATCTCCAGCCTCTAATCCCTTACCATAAACATCGTTTCCAAACTTAATTTCATAAAATCCGTTCTCATTTAAACGCTTTTCATAAACTTCACTAATAGTTTTGGTTAAAAATAGTGTAGAAACTTCTTGCCATTGCTTCCATGTATTAGTTTTTACACTTTTAACATATACATGAATGTTATTTCCATCAACAAACTTATTTGTTGCTTCAGAATATGAAATATTTAATGTAAATTGCTCAAATTTCTCTCCAATAGCAAGATATGTAGGATAAGATTTGAAAGTTCCTTGAAATAAAACATTATCTTCACCGATAGAATCAATAGATTCATCAACACCATCATTCAATTTTTGAAAAGTTACATCATTAGCAAAACTATAGTTATAATTATCACTAGTTACGTATGAATATCTCTTAATTGTATAAGTATTTTTTGGTAATTTCTCGTTAGCAGACACTCCGATATTCAAAGATGATGTAGAAAGACCATTTGGTTTGTATCCAATTAAAGAAACCAGCTTATTCATGTTCTCATACAACTCAGCATGAGAAAAAGTAGACTCAGATGATGTCTGGTTAAGATAAAATAGCAAAACATGATAAGAATATGCCAGCATATCAATGATTCCTGACATATTACTAGCTTCAAAATCGACATCTTGGAACAAACCGCTCTCTTTTAACCTATTTATAAGCAATTGTTTCATGCTTAGTGCATCAAATGCAGCATAAGCATTTCTTGGAAGGTTAAATTCTGTGTAATTTGATATACTCATATTATGAATTGTTTACAACATAGCCATTACTATTCAATGTTCCTAATAAAGACACGTCTTTTATATTTAGAGATGGGACATCAAACAAGATATCTATTTTAATTTCATTTTGATCTTCATATATTGTAATGTTTACACTAGTTAATAGTATTCTAGACTCATATCTATTAACAACACTATATATATCGTGTCTAATTTGGTTAGCAACTTCTTCAGTAGCTGGTACGAACAAGTATCTACGCAAATCTAAACCAAAGTCTGGTTCTAAAAGCTTCTGAAGTGGTGCTGTTGTTAGCAAATTAATGAATGCATTCCTAATTGCAGCTACATCATAGTCTATTTGTATGTCATTCAACTTGGTTTTTGCGACTGCATATGGGTTATCTACAGACTTATACTCTAAATCTAGATGAATATCTGTAAATTTATAGTTTTTATTTTGAACAGGTCTAGTTGGAAGACCATTTATTAAAACATTACCCATATAATTATTTAGAAACTGAGCTAAATAATGGTATGATTAAGAAAAAATTTGATTCACTATTAGAATCTAACCTCTCAAGACTTAGCAGAGGTGGTTATTTGGCTGGAGACTTCGTTGTAATTAAGAAGTCAGTTCAAAATACTAAAGAATTTAAAGATTATATCAGTACAAATAAAGATCTAGAAGCAAAAATCAAAGAATGGCAGGATGGAGACTGCTATATTAGAGTAAAAAGCGTAGATGATTTCTTCCCAGTTAAGTCTGGAGCATTTTCCCAGAACTCAAATGGTCTTTTTACTGTTAAATTAGCTAAAGATCATGGTGGTGGTCGCCTATCTCAAGAAGAAATTGTGCTCCCTATATCATTTATTGATAAGGATGAGCGTGTAACTGACAATAATTACTATCCAGCATGGCCAGCATCAGCTACCATTGACTCAAAACAAACATTAAAGCCAGTAGAAGTTGACTTTTCTGGAGCCAACAACACTGGCATTAAAGGTGGAAGCTACGATTTGCCTAGTTAATTCATTACTTTAGTCAAAGTAAGCATACAAGCATAACAATTGATCTCTTGATCAACCACAAATGCTTGTCTATAAATGTATTCCGATAATACTAAGATCATTTCTCGCTTCTTATTCTCATCTAACTTCATTTTATAGACGAAATCTAAGATATTTTTAAGCAAAAGTGTGTAATCTCTGTTAAAAGATAGCTCACCATTGATAATAAATGTTCTAATGTCGTTGATTTTCTTGGAATTAACCATTGAAATAAGTTCACCAACGAAAGAATTGTCTACACCAGACTTCTTAATGACTAATTTACCATCAAATACATTGAATTGAATGTCATTAATAGCTTTTCTAAGGTCTGGATAGTTATCTTTAACTAGATTAATCAAGTCGGGAAGCTGTTCTTTAGATAATTGTACCTTTTCTTTGTTTAGAATGCCTAGAATGTGCTTTACAGCAGCATTTAAGGGGTAATTAAAGTCTAACGTCTGACATCTAGACTGAATAGCTGGTATAATTTTGTGTTTATAGTTGGCAGTTAAGATAAAACGAGTGCTAGAAGCATATTCTTCCATTACATTTCTTAATGCACGCATCCCTTCAATGCTAATACCATCAGCTTCATCACAAATAATAACTTTCATCTTACCATCTGATGATTTAGTCATGGCAAATGAGACAACTTTAGACCTAATTGTATCAATTCCAGCCTCATCAGAGGCATTAATGTACAAATAATCACAGTCTAAGACCTCTTTTACGATGATTTTTGCTGTTGAAGTCTTGCCAGTACCGGGTGAAGAGACGAATAATAGGTGAGGAATCTCCTTTTTGGCAGCAAATTCATTCAATTTAGCTAATGTTTCACTGTTAAGTACCAACTCAGACAGTTTTTTCGGTCTATATTTCTCACACCAAAGGGAATTAAATGCTTTCATATATTATTTTCCAGAAGAACCGAATCCTTTATCTCCACGGTCAGTCAATTCTTTTGTATCTGACCAAGAAATATCGGCAGTTTCCAGTTTATAAAGCACTAACTGTGCAATTCTATCACCAGCCATCACAGTATAGTCAAAATTTGTGTTGTTTATGAGTGCAATACCCAATTTTCCCCTGTATGGACAGTCGATAACACCATTAAAAGCTGTAATACCATTCTTAAAGAAGAGTCCAGACCTCGATTCTACTCTAATCCAGTAGTTTGGAGTGATATAAGCAATCTCCAACCCAATATCAACGTTAGTTGTTGAATGTTTTGGAATCAATTTGTTCTCAACAGCATACACATCATAACCACTATCACCACATGTAATATGATTATTGTTTCTAGCTGGGAGTTTTGCTAGTTCATGAGCCTTAATAAACTTAACTTGAGCCGCCATAATCATCAATCTTAACAAAAAAAGTGTTGATGACAAGGAAAAAGTCAATAAATACAGTAATGAATGATGATCAAACAAATAAAGATGAAAATCTTAACGTAGATTCATTATTAGATCAATTAAAAACAATTCCAATGCTAGGTCAGAAGATAGAAGAACAAACAGATGACGTAACAAAGAACAATTTAGAGGATTTTGTGATGAAATATGCTGGTAAACTCATCAAAAATGCTTCAGAATCAGTAGATTATGTCAAGGAAATCGTACAATCAGCCCCAACACCTGATGATGTACTTGCTTTAGCTGAGTTAGTCAAGTCAACATCTAGCGCATTAGAGATTTTAAACAAGATTATTATCAATGACAAGAAGATGGATACATCTATTAAGATAAAAACGATGGATGTAGAGAGCAGAAAGGATGAATTGGAAACAAAAGTCGATGCAGCATTCGCCTTAACTAGAGACGAAATGCTAAAAAGACTAATTGCCGACTCAAAAGTTATCGAAGCCAACGTAATTGATGATCCAAATAAGTCTTAGCTTGGTCTTTTCCTAGCTTTACACTTGGTTTGTCTTGTATAATCTTGTTCAATAGGATCATTTGGACCCCATTTAACATATTTTATATATTCAGTATCAAATTTAGGCCCATGAGCCTTATGTTCGCTTCCCGGTTGATTAGCAAAGTATCTAGCTCTTTCCCAATCACTTCTATTCAAGAACATAGGAGCAAATTGACTTGCTTCTTGAGGATTATATTTTGGTAATGGTTCTTTTGTATCTGCAACTGTAATAGTAAGCTTCAATTCTTTTGTTCTACCAGCTAATTTAGATGGAAATTTCTTTTTATCTGGTAGGAATTCATCAATTAAGAACTTATATCCAGTAGAACCGCCGATTAATCCACCACCAGAAACATCTCCGACTTGTCTTCTTTCTGTCCATTTGTTACCAGCTTTATCTTCACATTGAATAATCAATACATCGCCGGGTTTTACCATTCCTTTTAATGTTTCTGGTGCCACTGCAATGGTTCTAAGAGGAACAATCATGTTTCCTCTGTTTCCTAATCCAATTTCCGACCCAGTATCTGGACAATCTTCTAAAATATAACCATATGATGTCAATTTTACTTCACCAAAATTGAAATTAAACGTTTTTCCATTGCTTGGAACGTTATCAAGTGATGTATTTGTTTGTGCCCCAGTAGTTTGAGCTGGATTAATTTGTGCTGCACCACCAGTAACTACAGATTCTCCACCAGCAGATGGACTTTCATAGTTATCATACTTCTTAGCAACCTTAGAATCACCATATTTCATATGATCTTTGTTATCAGGCATGTCTAAAGCTCTCTTATATGTGTTATTAGTGGCATATTGCCCCGGTGCTAATGATCCATTTATATCAATAAGTGACTTAACATTAGATGTTTTAACACCCATATACTTCCTTTTTGAATAAGATGTGTTCATTGTAGGATCATATGGGTTAAATCGCATTAAATGATCAAATCTTCTATGACAATCACCTAATGTTTGTTTGATTTTACTAGCAATTTCGGAATGAGACTCTGCAACTGCATTATATGTTGATGAATCTCCCATGAATGGAAGCTTTAATCCCAATGTATCAAGTGAAATACCAGCACCTATAGCTGATTCTATCTTAGTTTTTTGCTCAGAAGTATATGCTGGCATTGCTCCAGCTGCCATAGTCATACTAGTTGATACACTTAATGAGTTAAAAACTCCTCTGAATGCTGGAGAAATCTTATTATATAGATAAGTTGGTATATTTGTAGGTGGCTGAACACTCATACCGCCACTTGCAGCAAAATTTGAAAAGGAATTATCCGTAATTCCTCTGGCAAAGTCTGTTAAAGTTCCTATAGAGTCTGATAATGGTGTAAAATAATTACAAGAAGGACTACATCCTTGCAAACTTTTAGCCAAAGAATTTAAAAATTTTCTATCATTATTCGGAGCAGCATCATCTTCAATCAAATCTAATACTTCAATATCAACAGTCCATTGTTGTGCTTTATCAAATGCTTCTCCAATTTCTCCTTTAACTTGACCAGTATAATAATCTGGAAATCCATCAAAACGTTTGATAAAAAAATTTAATGTTGATGTATCTAAGTCTGGTCCAAACAGTACAATTTTCTTTGCTACGTTTCTTAATGCCTTTAATGGATTAGAAGATTTTCTAGCATTTTTAATATCATACATCAACTCTACTTCATTTGGAAATTCATCTGCAAATTCACAATTCGTTGTATTCTTTTTCATGAATTCTGGATTAGGACCAATCGCAATGGCTTCCAAAAACTCTGCAAAATTATTATTATATAACAACATAACTTTATGATTTTAATAAATTACTTAAACTACCTTCACTATCTGCACCTTCTTTAGCAACTTTATAAGGTTTAATAGTTTCTATATCATTCATATAAACACCATCACTAAAAATATGCTTAATGTTTACTATAAAATGTCTACCATACGTATTTAATTCCCAATCATTCGGTTCCATACCATCACTTTCATTCAAACCAGCTACTACATCTATAAATTTTGCACATTTTCTA